GTAATAGTGCCTGTATAAGTAGGTAGATCACTACTTGCTAGTGTAGTAGCACTAGTAACACGACCCTTACTATCAACAGTTAGTTTAGTATAAGTACCCGCTGTAACTCCACTGTTAGCTAGTGTTACTGCAATTGATGTAGTGCCTGAACCTGTAGCATCACCTGACAACGTAATAGTCTGGTTTCCAGTTAGATACGTATTAGTATCAATTGCATATGTATCTGCTGTAGCACCACGCTTAATGAAGCCGGCACCTGCAGTGGTCATTAATGCAGCAAGATTAGTAAGCGCTGGACCTACTTTTAAATCATACGTATAGTTAGAAGACGTATTAGCTGTAAAACCAGTTGAAGTACCCCAAGTAACTGTAGTGTTAGTTGCACCTGCGGTGCCAATAGAAACACCAAATGTACCGCTGCCTAAACTACTAGTTTCTAGTTTACTAGTATTAAGATTTGAAAAATTGTTATCAATTTCTTGATTTGTAAGCGGTGATCCCTTTGTTTGTCTTAGGGTAATTGTAGCCATAAATTCTATTCCTATTTAACTGTCAAAAATAATCGCCGCCATACTAAGTTAGGCTACTGTTACTTTCCAAGTAATTGTTAGTGTATCTAGTGCACCTTTGTTAATAACAGGAAATACTGTGCGGCATAATAAATCACCACTACTACTAGCATTAAATATGCCAGCTTCTGTTAATGCTGCTGTTCCTGTACCTGGATTAAATGTAGCTACATATTGTACTGCATCGTTTGCAGCTACAGTAGTTACAATAGTTGTGCTAGTAAGAGCTACACGTGCACTTTCTGTTTGTAGTGCACTGTCTGCAGCGGCAGCTGCCGTTGTGCCGGTTCCTACTGCCATATGGCTCATAACATTTTTAGCTGTGCCAACCATACGACTAGCAATATATGCTAAACCTGTATTAACAACTAAATTTTCTTCTCGCTGCTCTTTAACTTTACCGTTTTCATCAGTAAGTACAAAATGAACAGTACCTTTTGCTTTCACTTTATCAATTAACATAATATATCCTTAAATAGTTAATATGGTTCCTACATATCTTTGAGTATGTTCTACATACTCTTCTAAAAAATAATCTTGAATATGTGCTGATCTTAACTCACTGGTAGCAACACTATCCACTTTATTTGGCATTATATGACGAATACTAAAATCTGTGGCTCCCGAGGTACTACTTGCCAACACCTTACCAAGACTAGCTAGTTGATCATCATCAATATTTGCTAAGCCATAAAAATCATCTGTAGCATCTAGTTGATCATAGAAGAAAATAGTAGTAATTTTTAAGAAATATACTATTTCTTGTAACTGAGTTTGATCTAATAAAGATTTTTCAACAGCTAATAATTTATAACTATCTATAGTAGTCAATAAATCTTGCGAAGATTTTTCTATAATTTTTGAAGCTAACTGACTAGTATTAATTTCATCTAAATTATTTTTATTATAAAGTTTAGTATTTACTTCACTAACAGAATTTAAACTATCATTAAATAATTTCTGTAATAATTTTATAGCTTGATCTAAGATTGATTGTGTTTGATCTGATAGTATTTTGTTAACATTTATTATTGTTTCTTCTGACAAAGATAATTGATTAATTAGTACTTTATTAATGTTGCTAATAAAAGTATCTAACGTAATATTTACTTGATTTATTAATAATTTTTGTAAATTAACTATTTGATTGTCATCAATAGCTGTTAAATTTTCAAAATATTTTTCAGTAGCAAATGTAAATTGTTCTAAATTAATAGCTTTGTCGACTAGTATTTTAGTAAATAATTTAGTATCTAAATCACTTTTAATTATTTCATCATTATATCTAAGCTGTATATTTTTATTAATAATTTCAGTTATACCATTAATAGTATCGCTAAAAGATCGTAAAAAATTAGCTTGAGTAATAAATTGTTCTACTAATAGTATTTGATCTACTAAAACTTTTTGAAAACTAGCTATTTGATCATCATCAATATTTGCTAAGCCATAAAAGTCATCTGTAGCATCTAGTTGATCGCTAAATTCTCTTATAAAAGTAACTATACTAGAAAAGTTACTAATAGTTTGTACAGTATCTAGTTTATTTAAATTAATCAATAAATTAACTAAATCTTGTTTAATTACTATATCACTAGTTACTTTTTCTAGTAATTTTGTACTTTGTTCTAGTATTGTTTTTGTTTCAATTAAGATTCTTTGATAATCAATAATTTTAGTAATTAATTCACTGGTATTGATTTGATCTAAATTGTTTTTGTCATATAGCTTACTATTTAACTCAATAACTGAAGTCAAACTATCACTAAAAGATCGTAAAAAATTAGCTTGAGTAATAAATTGTTCTACTAATAGTATTTGATCTACTAAAACTTTTTGAAAACTAGCTATTTGATCATCATCAATATTTGCTAAGCCATAAAAGTCATCTGTAGCATCTAGTTGATCGCTAAATTCTCTTATAAAAGTAACTATACTAAAAAAGTTACTAATAGTTTGTACAGTATCTAGTTTATTTAAATTAATCAATAAATTAACTAAATCTTGTTTAATTACTATATCACTAGTTACTTTTTCTAGTAATTTTGTACTTTGTTCTAGTATTGTTTTTGTTTCAATTAAGATTCTTTGATAATCAATAATTTTAGTAATTAATTCACTGGTATTGATTTGATCTAAATTGTTTTTGTCATATAGCTTACTATTTAACTCAATAACTGAAGTCAAACTATCACTAAAAGATCGTAAAAAATTAGCTTGAGTAATAAATTGTTCTACTAATAGTATTTGATCTACTAAAACTTTTTGAAAACTAGCTATTTGATCATCATCAATATTTGCTAAGCCATAAAAGTCATCTGTAGCATCTAGTTGATCGCTAAATTCTCTTATAAAAGTAACTATACTAAAAAAGTTACTAATAGTTTGTACAGTATCTAGTTTATTTAAATTAATCAATAAATTAACTAAATCTTGTTTAATTACTATATCACTAGTTACTTTTTCTAGTAATTTTGTACTTTGTTCTAGTATTGTTTTTGTTTCAATTAAGCTTTTTTCGGTGATTTTTGTAATTATATCTAATGATATAAAGCTATCGTTAGATATTTTACTTAATAATTTTTTAGAAGTATCAGTAGAAACTAATGTTAATTCTATTTTTTTACCAATACTTTTATATAAACTATCAGTTATTCCATTCAAATAATCTATTAGAACTTTTTGAATACTAGCTATTTGATCATCATCAATATTTGCTAAGCCATAAAAATCGTCTGTAGCATCTACTAAATCTTGAAATACTGTTGAAAAGTTTAATCTTACTTGATCAATAATATCAGTTAATTCTTCTATTCTTGTATTAAGTAATTTTACTATAGTGTCCTGTATGCTTAGATTTTCATTATCTTGAAGTTTTTTTGCTATAATAAAATATAATTGACTTAAAATTATAGATGCTATATCATTTTTTCTATAATACAGTATAGGATCGGGGATATTTTCTTCCCCTAAATTTATAGTATTAACCGATAATTCTTTTTCTTTGCCAATGGCACTAGTAACTTCTATATTGCCTGTACTAACAGATGCTACTATATTGGGATTACTAACATCTCCAATTATTCCTGACTGTACTACTTGGGTACTAGTAACTTCAATATTGCCTGTACTAACAGATGCTACTATATTGGGATTATTAGCATCTGCAACTATTTCTGGTTGCACTACTTGGGCAATAATATTATTAGCAGAAGTTGTAAAATTTAAATCTGCCATAATATTTTCCTTTATGTAGCACTTAAGTCATCACTACTTAGTGTTGGACTATATAATATTTCTACCATACCGCGTACAGGCTTCCAGGTACGTACAAATGCTGGACCTAAGCTATAGCTGCCAGCACTACTAGGTTCTGTTACTCGTAATTCAAAAAACCCATAGATAGATGTAGTAGCAGTTAATACTGACTTTGTAACCCAGTCATTTGCTAATTCATTGGGATATTGTATATATACTTTATTTGGAAGTGTAACTTGCCACTTAGTGTTAGTAGTACTAGGAGTACCATTAACACTACTATTACCAGCTACTAAACATTTATAATAAACGCCACTATAAAGTACTACATCTTCTCGTAAGTAGACCGTGCTTGATCCCCATATTCCGGCATAATACGGTACCCTAATAGATATATTAGTTGTTATTCCACCAGCTTTAATAGCACTAGGTTTTTCAGTTTGACCAGATTGATTATTTGCCTCAATTACTTTTGCTTCTAATGTATAACCTTTAGTAGAATCAGCTATAATCGCATCTGTTATTAATATATTTTCTATAAAGCCAAGTGTTAAAGGAAACTCTAGCTGCTCGCCTTGCACAAATGACCATAATATTGCTCCACCATCACTAATTAAATCATTAATTGGATCTATTAATCTACTACGAGCCATATTACACCTCGACCTTTCTTACTTTAGATTAGTTAATTTTTTAAAACTGTTTAACTCTAAAGTTAATGCAGCTATATCTTGTTGCAGTTTATTATTTTCAATATTAAGTTTAGTTAACTGACTGTTTAACTCTACAATTTCATTTTGTAATTTGGTTAATTCTTCAGTTAATTTAGAATTTTGCGTACCCATACGCTCTAATTCCTTGTGCATCATTTCAATAACACTAGTTTCTGCGTTAGTAGTGCGCCATTCTTTTAATAATTTTTGTATACCTACGCCTAATGCTATAATAGCCATTGCACCCACAGAAAGCGTTTGTAAAAAACTATGATTTTCAAGCTCAATCATTGTAGTTTCTCCTTTATTTGCGTAAATTATAACTAAATATTTTTTATTTAGTTATTATCTAATAAAGTGCAATATGACTATTATTAGCTAAAAGTCTTTAAACGTTATTTTATTTTTACATATTATAACACAAGACCAAAAAGTTTTCAACTATAAAAATACCTTGCTTATAAAACAGAGCATTATATAGTATTAAATTAAGTTACCTAATCTTACTCGTAATACTCCATTATTATAAACTTCTAATCTATTGTTAGTTCCATCTATTACCAGTCTATTAGCACTACTAGAACTTGGAAAATGCGCTATGCCGGCAGTAAGACTTGATATACTAGCACTTTTAATATATGCTTCTGTAATAGCGGCTGATCTAATAAAAGTGCTGACATTTTCTTCTGTTATTAATAATGGTTCACTACCCTCTGACCACGGAGATAATTGCGTTTGATTAGAAGAAGCTATTCCTATATAAAATCTAGAGAAGTAAATAGTAGGCTGGTATAAAGTTGATGTAGTTGATTGATTATATACTAATATCGAGATTTCTGGGTAGTAAGAAACCGCATTAGTCGGAGCTGTACCAATTAACCCAGTTCTTGTAAAATCTGTTAATTTTCTAAAACTATAGTTAGTTGGGCCAGTAGCTGTATTTCCAGTAAGTGCAATACTTTCACCCTCACTAGAACTAATAACTGATCCATTTACATCTAACCAGGTTATTGACATAACTAAAGCATAACAATTAATAGCTTTGTAGTATATTGATGTCTCAATTCTATCACCACCTTGACAATTATAATTTATGCCAGTATAACTAGAATTTTTTACCGTTTTATTTCTAAAAGTAATATCAATAGTTGTTAAACTATTTTGCTTTAGATCTTTTCTTGCAACAGCTATAGTTCCCTCATTATCTAAAGGTGTAATATTACTAGGATTTCTTGTAATAGTTATACTATCCTTATAATCATAAGACGTAAGCCCGGTAAGAGTATTAGTTATTTCTCCATATGATGCTTTAACAACCTTTATATTTTGAAATGAGGCGTAGGTAGAATTATATCCTTTAAATGCTGCTTCTACATATACCGTCTTATTAGTACCATAGTAAGCTTGATAAAGTAATTTAGTACCATTATAGTGTCTAATATAACCATCTGTATCATAAACGATATAAAATGTTGCATACTTATCCCAAGTTACATTGGTTTCGCCTAAAACAGTTGGTAGTTGTTGAGTACCATTATGATAGACCTCATAATCTGATTCTCTCCATGGAAATGCAGCATGATCTAAAGTTAGATTAGCATTATTTGGTATAGATGAAGTTATTTCATTCCAACCAATCATGGCTTGTGACTCTAACTGAGTAGTATAATTATTAGAAGCATTTTTAGTAAATTGTATGGTACATGGAGCTGTAAATCCTTGATTAGATCTCGCTGCCAAATTCCAAGCATCTATCTCATCACCAGAAAGTGTTATATACTGACCCTTAACTAATGGTAAATTACCTGTGGTAGGATAAATAATGGTGTTATTATTTTTAATATAACTGTCACCCAATGTAGTACCTGTGTCCCAATAAGTACCATCTATAGCTATAGTAAATTTTTTTGGATTGGTAGCATAGAAAGTAACTTCCCATACTCGATTTAATTGACTATAACTTGTACCTTGCTGGTATAGTTGAACACCTTCCCAGCGAATCTTATATGTTTGATTACCATCTACGCTTCCTGCATAAATTCTAAAACATCCACAATCTGTAGCACCAATAAAAATTGATGGAATTGGAGGTACAGTGGGTCCTACTGGATGCCCAGAGCCCGTATAAGAACCTAAAGATATAAAACCATTGGTACCTATAACTATGCTAGAACCACTGGCAACAGTCGTAGAACTAGTTAAGAGTTGAATATTAAAAGGTAAAGTATGCTGAACTACGCTGTCATCGCCTGGGTTACTAGTAGTGGTACTGACATTAAAGATTTGAGTTAGTCCTGTAGTGCCGTTCATTACAGAAGCACCTTGATCAATCACTCGATACACTACACTAGGTGCAGCTGCAGCTATATTAAAAATATTTTGATCAATAGTAGTAATTGTTGGTGGAACTAAATTTATACTAGTATATGATATAGTTTCAGCAACTAGCAGGGAACTATAACCCGACACTATCTCTACGCCTGAAGCAGTATATTTAAAAGAACCATTTGTAAATAAATTATTACCAAAACCCTGTGGAATAGTTACTCCCCCAGAACTAAGTATTACATTATTTTGATTGTCATATATAATCAAGCCTTTAGCTGATACATTTGTTCCATCATATTTAATATATTTATCAACACTATTACCAGCATAAAATTTTAACTTATTTGAATCTAGCCCATCTGCTCCTAACCAAAAACCATTACCGGCAGTAATTTCCGCCCAGGTATTGAGACTAGACTTTATAATAGGCGAAGTCATAGTTAAGGTTGCAGTAATGGTTCCAGATTCGATCTTAGTAGCCTCTATTGTACTAATTTTAGCACTATCTATAGTAGCATTAGCAATAAAAGCAGTATTTATCCAAGTACCTGCAGGATAAGTTTTTGTTACTGATCCAATAGTAACCTCTGTAGGAGTACTAAATACCATAAAAGGTGTTTGACTTCTATCTAATCCTGATATAGTAGTATCAGGATCTGCTGCAACTAGTGCAAAACGATCTGCTCTAATAAGAAAAGAAGATTGTGAAATGTCTCCTGAACCTGTACTAGCTAATCCAAAACCACTTATTTTTCCCTTATTATCTATTTTGACCGTATATTGGCCTTGTAGGTTGGTATTAGTATTTTTTTGTGCTATAAATCTTTGTTCTAAATTAATGCTACTATCCCCGTCACTAATATTAACTTGTTTTACAGCAGTAGCTATTGGTAATCCTGTAATCCATGTTAACTGAAAATTTGTGCCTTGAGGTATATTAGTTCTAGAATTCCAAGCATCTACATCTTCCTTGGTTTTTATTTGTCCATTATTGTCAAAAGCTTGAGTAGGACTACTATTTGTTATTACAGCATAACCAATTTTAGTTTGTTGAAAAGTTGTAATATTAGAAGTAATATTTCCATTAAGTACTACAGACAATGCATTTGTTGCTTCAGCAATAGCACCAGTAGTACTAGCTGCAGTAAGATAGTTGTTATATAAATTACTACTTAAAACTCCAATACTTCCATTAACAGAATCTAAATTACCATTAAATCTTGATTCTAGTGTAGTTATTGCTTGACTAAGTGCATTGCTACTATTAGTGGCAGTAATATAATTATTAGTTAACTTACTATCAACAGTATTAATATTTTGGTTAAAGGTTGATGACAATTCATTTTTTGCCTGAGTAATTGCATTATTAGCATCTACGATAGTAATATAATTATTAGTTAATTTACTATCAACAGTGCTAACGTCTCCCTTAAGCTGAGTATATAAATTAGATGTAGCTTGACTAATTGCACCGTCGGTTTGAACACTAGTTAGATAATTAGTTTGTAAATTACTTTTAACTGTATTAACGTCTTGATTAATAGAACTAGATAAAGTACTAGAAGCTACACTAATTGCAGTATCAGTTTCTGTTTTTGTATAGTAGTTATTTTGTATAGTAGAATTAGTAACATAGTTTTGCAACTGTGTGGTACTTTTAAACAGATCTAGTTGATTTGTAATTGCGCTATCAGTTTGATTTTTAGTATAAACATTTTGCATTGCAATAGTTAAACTACTAACACTATCTCCTAAGCTAGTATAATCACCCACTCTAGTCCAATAACTAGTATCGGTTGGATTAGGGACTGCTGATAGCGTCATTGAACCAGAATTATTATTAAAATCAATTGTTGTTCCGTTTAATGTTGCACTAATAGTAATTCTGTTTATTGCGGAATTTATAGTTTTAATATAGTAAATTGTAGATTGTTGGACTCCTCCGAAAATAGTACCTGTAAACTGTATTGCTTGACCTATATTAAGATCACTTGAACTCGAAACACTAATTGTATCATCACTATAGGTATTAGTAACTGTTTTTTGTACTACATTTATACCTAGATTAGCTCTATAAATACTGCCGTCATAACCAGTAACTTCATTTATTGCATAATTTTTTATAGAAAATAGTGGAGGCAGTATAATATCATTAATTTGACTTTGTAAATTTGTTTGTACATTACTTATTAAATTAGCAACTGATCCTTGAACTGTACTATCACTAGTAATTAAACTAACTGTATTAGCTAAACTAGTAGATAATTGGCTGTTTGTAATTTCACCAGAAAGAGCTTCCAGTAATGTTGAAACATCTTCGCCAGTTGTTATATTTCCTAATGCTAATGGGTTAGTACTTTCATACCCATCAGAGCTCTTATATTTTATCCAAATATACCAATTAGTACTAGGATTAGTTGCAATACTTGTAGCAGTACCTATAAATTCTGTTAATTTTATAGCATTATCAAAAATTGGTATACCAGCATTAGTAGCACGTATTGCTCCATATACTACTGTACTACTATGTCCGTGACCTTGTATATATACGGGTAAATTTGGTAACTTAATTGTTATAGATGATACTGCTGCGGTTAAATTTCCACTTAAATTAAATGCAGGATCTGGAGGAGGCGTACTATCTACAACATCTGTACCTGTTTTATAAACAGTGTATGTAGTAGTATAGGTAATGTTATTCTTTACTGCAGTTAGTATAAATTTTTCAGTACGAGACAACCAAGCATTGTTTGAAGCTTGAGATACTTTTATATTTCCAGTACTAGTATTTATAGTAACACTTAATCCATTTTTTGTTGTTCGTTTCGCTATATAACTAGCACCACTAGAGTTTGAAAATATAACATTATATGTAGTATAGGTACCTGAACCTTGTATATTTGATATATTTACTGTTAAAAGTCCATTATTAGGATAATATGCCACTACTGTGCCATACATATAATTAGAGTCATTATATTTAAATAAAATATAATCACCTTGTATCCAGGCAAGATTTGGACCGATTACAAAAATTTTATTACCAGTAGAAATTGAATTACTAAATATTATTGAAGTTGTTGTATATAAATCTACACCATCTATAATATCATAAATTACATTACTTAATAATACAGTACCATTGTATAATTCTAATGTGTTTAAATCTGTAGGTAATTGATAATTATTGCCACTCTGATCTGTTACTACTAAATCAGTTAATCTAGTTATTCTTAAACTAGTAGCAGTATAGTTCTTAACTACTGTTATAGGTAATGAAGTATAAGCAGTGCCTTGATAATTTATACTTGCTGTTATAATAGCACTATCTCCAGCTAATTGGCTGGCTTGAAGTGTAAGTATATTATTTGCTACATTTAAATTAGTTCCTGGATTAAGACCAGTAACATTAAATGTTACTGTACCAGCTAACACTCCTGCTAATATGGCCGTAATATTAATACTACTCGGATTAGCAGTAGTTATATCTTGGCCATAATTAAATTCCACAACTGGAGCCGATAGAGAAATAAAATTAGTTTGAACTCCTAATATTCTAGGAGCTAAATTTTGTAATGCCGTATCTCTGGAATTAAGTATAGTAGTAGCCATTAGACTAATACTCCTATATCAACTAAACCTGTTAACCAATTTCTGGTTATTGAATAAACAATTCCTTGTTTTCCGCTATTTAAATTAAATCTACTAGAAGTTATAGTGACTACGTCGCCTAATTGTACAAAAATAAATTGTGGTAAATAGGTAGCTGTTACTAAAAACCTTTGAGTGCCCCAAAGTTGAGAGCGTTTCTGAGCTTCTGCAGTTGCTTCACTAGTATTTAGCAACAATGTTATCTCTTCTTGAACAGACCCAGTGTCTCTATATAATGTTTGCTCAGTACTAAGAGTATTAGTTATGTATAAATATTCATCATTAAAAGTACTTGCAGGATTAACACCATCAGCTACAGTTTGTTGTATAGTATAATTTTTGCAATAGGCTAATTTAATAGTAGGCTTTATTACAAATGTTTCGCTAATACTAAGAGACCCCATAACCATATAGTCGTCAGATAAATTCCATTTACTTGTTTGACCAGTAGCTGTCTTTAGTTCTATTAATTTTAATTTACTAGTAGTAACCTCATAATCATTAACATTAGTGCCTATAATAGATATACTAGAACAAACTAAACCTGCATTTATACTTTTGGCCAATTGATTACAAGCTTCTAAAATATTTATTCTATCGCTACAATATAATCCTACTTTACTAGTATTAGTTATACCAGAAAAATCAATATCTGCATCCACAAATCTATTGGTTTGCGTACCATAGTTTTTTACTATTATTTTAATTAATTCTGGTACTGTACAATTATTAACATTATTTGCTCTTGCAGAACATGTAAGTGTTCCAACAGGATTACTTAATGTTTCAAATTGTCCTAAACCCAGATTTTTAGTAACTGGAATAGGTACTCCGTTATCCCTTACTTCTATAATTTCATCTAAACTACCATCATGTATTTTATAAATTTTGCCAGTATTAGCCGTACTACCATTATCTATATACATAGGTTGAAAATTAAAAGCTTCGCCAAATAATAGTGGTAACACATTTTCTTTACTAGCACTAGTGCTTTCAGTATAGTTCAAATCTTTTAAAGCTCTTAGTTGCAATACGTCATTTAATTTTTGCATCTTATCTACTAATGATATACTAAGTGTATTTTCATTAGTAGATACTAAGTCTTCTACTAAACCATCAAATATAAGTACAAAATCACTTTTAAGCCAATTAGGATCTCCTAAATATATTTTAATAGGTCTACGTTTCCAAACATATGTAAGAAAACTATCGCTATGTCCACCAGTATTGTCTAATTCTAAAGTACCATAACTAATAGATATATTAGCATCGCTCGACAGCGATTCTGTAAAACTTACACCACTTTGCAAAGTAGGATTATATTCAATACTATATGGCAAATTAGAAAAATAAAAAGCCGTATCTTGTGTATTAGCTTGATTTCTAACCTCTAAAATATCTACTAGTATACATTTTATATGGCTAGGAGAATTTAGCCAAGCAATTATTTCAGCAACTGTTTTCAAATTAACCTCTCTAATTACCAACCTATAATATCTAGCGATGTATTGTAAAAATTATGTACTGCATACTCTAAGCTATTTGCCTGATTTCTACCATATATACTATAACTTTGTGTTAACTCAGGATTTGTATTGTCTGGAAAAATACAAATATACATAAATCCACTAATACCTATGGTACGAAATATACTTAATAATGTTGCTCTATCGGTATTATTTATAAATCCAAGATTAAAACCCATAGTTTCAGTTATAGCTTTTTTATCAATATACGTATTACCACTACGTGTAGTAATAATTTCGCTACTATCATTTGTTCCTAAAGTAATACCTTTTTCTACTTGCTGGGAACTTTCCCAATACTTTCCACAGACTATTCTACTACAATCTATAGTACTGGTACCATTTACTAAAATAATTTCTATTTTTCTAACTGTAGTGTATGTTCTATTAAACCATACACTAGTTTTTGTGGCTCCGCCAAAAATAAAATCTGTATAATTTGGTCTTGTACTACCGTTTTGTAATAATACGTTTCTACCACTACAAGCTTGTAAAGTTGAAGTTTCGCCTATTATTTCATTAGCATTGTCATATAATAATACTTTTATAGTAGCTCCATCCACTAAATTAGTTGCTGGCAGTGCTACACAATCTATAGCTTGATCACTCGTCCAAGTGATAGTATAAGTAACGCCACTAATACCAGTATTTCTATGAACACTATTTTTTTGATTTGTTTTTAAATTATTTGTACTAAATCCAGTAGCTGTAGTACTTGCTGTAATAGACGAAGCTAAATCTATAAGATTGTTATAAATTATACGCATATTTGCCATAATTATTCCTATACAAGTAGTGCCGCACTTAGGCGGCACTATATAAATTACTTAATACCAACTTTACTTTGTAGTCTAGTAGCTTGAGCACTTTTACTAATACTATCTATTACCGCTTGTGCAATTTCTTCAGTATTTCTATCTGTAGCATTAGCATTTATTACGGCTCCATTAGCTACTGTTTGCTCTAAGCTATCAATTTTTTCATTTAGTTTTTGTATTTCTTGTAACATTTCTCTATTATAATTATTAGTACTATTAACTGTTGTCATTAATCTAAAGTTATCGGCTGCTGGTAGTACACGTTCACCTTGGTGCAACTGTGCTATCATATCTTTAGGTACATAATTAATACCTGTAGCAAAAGATCCTCCGATATTTATGCCTTGACCACCTTGCATTAAATATTGACCTAATAACTGTGCAGTAGTCTTAGTACTATTATCAATGGTTTGTAAAAATGTATTACTTTGAGTTAGTTGCTCTAATTGTTTCTCTGCATCAGTTAACTGGGTATCCAATAAATTTTCAACAGCATTAATCTGACTAATTGCAGTATTGAAATCAACAGTATATTGTGAACCACTGGCATATAAACTGCGGGATAATCCTAGCCAACGATCAGTTGCACCAGTTAATTTACTTATTGCATCACTTCTAGCTTTTACCTCGTCTGGTGTCACTGCTGCTTTATTAATAGTTGTTAATAATTGTTCTATATTAGCTTTAGCTTGGGCATACTGCTGTACTGTATTAAGATTCGATTGATCGCTTATAGCAAGATTAGTTCTATATTCTTTTAACGTTTGTATCTGGCTTTTTATAGTTTCTGTAGTGCTTTTTAAACTATTTTGTAAAGTCTTTGTAGTGTTTACAAAGTCTTCTTTTGCATAAATTTCTATTTGTAGAGCCTTATTACTTTCATTTAGTTTATCAATTTCTTTTTGACGCAATTGTGTTTGCGATAAAGTTAACTCTTCTAATTTTTCCTGTAAATTAGTACGTTCTTCAGCTATTTTAGCGTTTGCTTCTTCTTCCGCGGTAATAATTTCTACAAATCCTTCTTGAACTTTCATTAAACTAGCAAATAATTCTTGGCTCTTTACACTAGTTAAATCTAGTCCAGTAACTAATTTCTTAAAATCGTCTCTTGTTTTTATAGCATTTATACCTAAATTAGGATATAAAGTATTTAGCCTGTCAAATTCCTTTGTTACAGCAGATTGAATAGGAACTAATCGTTCAGCCTCTGTTAAAAAGTTTTCTCTAAAAAATTCAGTTTGTTCAATAAAACTATCTAAACCACCAAATAATTCAGTTATTGAATTCGCTATTTGTTTACCACTAAAATCAGTTGGAATTTTAGTTACTATATTGCCAAGATTTTGTATTTGTTGCTTTATTGTTACATATTGCTGATTTATTCTAATTACTGTTTCTAATAGTCCTTCATTAGCTTTTTGTAAAGTTGTATACTCTGAAAATATCACAGCACTAAGTGTATCTAACTGTGCATTTATAGTATCAGCTATTTTTTCACCAATTTGTTGACTAGTAGTTAAACCTTGTAAATTTATAGTTTCTCTAGTAATCTGTGATTTAATAATCTGATTAGTTTGCTCTAATCCATATCCGGCTTCTACAGCTAATCCACGTATAAGATCTAAACTACTTTTAAATACAGGACGTAAAGATTCAATAATTCGCTGTCCACCTTGTACATTTTGAATAGCTATTTCTTCAAATATTGGTTCTATTTCTTTATCTTCAAATGCACCAAATAAATAATCTGTAGTAATAGTTCTTACACCCTCTACATAGGCTGTTATAGAATTTGCGGTATTATCAGCTAAATCTATTAAACTTCCTTTTAATATTATACCACTTTTGTTAATACTGTCAACAACCGTTTGATCTATTAAAGCATCGCCCAGTACTGCACCTAGTAATATTCCTAATCCTGGAATAACCAAGTCTAATATACCAGAAGATATTCCTAATATACTGGCTGCTACTGATGATATAGTACCTGCACCTGCTATAGCAGTTCCAGCTATAGCAGATCCGGCAAGTCCACCTAGTGCTGCTCCACCTAGAGTACCCAATACGCCGGCTGTTTGTCCAAAACCTGTTTCTCTTACATCAGTAGATTGAGGCAATCCTTGAATTTGACCTGTTCTTAGACTAGCGGCTCCGTATACGGCTAATGCTGTAGCTTTAGTATTATTTGTAATATCTTTTAATGCTCTTAGTATTCGGTCATCATAATCTAGACCATCTACAGAATACTTACCTAGTAACTCTATGCCATTTTCAATACTTTTACTGGTAGCACTAGTATCGCCCAACACACCTGGACGTACTTGCACTAATTCACCTGCCTGATTATAACCCATGGCAGTGCCTTGCACACTGTTTATATCTTCAGCGCTAATTGCTCCGCGACCTGCACTACCACTGCTACTTTTACCACCACCAAATGCAGAAAAAATAGCCGCAACAATACCAGCTGCGACAACTGGACCAGGTAAACCTATCTGTGAAGTAATTTTACCAAAAATACCTGCTGTATATGCTGGAATTTTTCCCATTAATGTAGCATTCTCTAATGACACGTCGGCTGCTGCCTTAGTTCCAGCCGCAGCTAATTCTAGTGCAAAAGTTTTTATTTTTGTAGCATATTCTAGTAGAGTATTAAACATACGCAATCTATGCATAGATCTCTCTAAGGAGTCGAGAGTCTTATACATACCAGTATGTTGTTTAAACATAGATTTAGCACTATTCAATACTTTAGCATTGCCTTTTAATTGATCGTCTCTGGATTTTTGACGCAGTTTAGTTAACTCTTCTTCGTCCTCAGCAAGAGCATTTGCATCATAATCATCCGTAATACCCATTTTTCTTCTATTTTGTATTTTAGTCTCTAACTCTAGTTGTCGCTTACTATTTTTATCTTGTGTTTGACCGTATTCTATTATTGCAAGAGTTAATTCACCTACTTTTTTACCTACTTCGCCAAATGCTCCACCTAGTGCATCTGCAAATCTATTAGCCTTATCTAGTTCTTCATTAAATTTAGCTTGATAAAGCGCAGTTTCTTTTGTTATACCCGCAATTTTTTTACTTTTATCAAATTCTATATCTAAACTAGCTAAAGTTTTTTGTTTATTACTTTCTAGTAGTTGTTGCTCTCTACCGATAGCATTTTCTCTGAGAATGTACGCTTCGAGATCTGACTCTTTCTCTAAAAGGCGCTTACTTTCTTTTCTACGAATACGTAATTCCTCTATACCTTTTTCATAGTCAGCTATTGCTTGAATTCGTCCTATTTCTTTTTGAGTTTCTGCATCTTTTATACTACTAGCATATTGTAATTTAGCTACATAAGTATCGCTATAGTCATTAAGTGATATAGCAGCATCTAGCCTAGCCTTATCAATAGCCAAAGTAGCCAAACTTCTGGCATTAGTAGTTTCGCGAATATTGGCTTCTATTTGTAATCTTTGATTTAACCGTTGTAAATCTGCAGCAGTTTGTTGTTTAATAACATCAATTCTAGCCTGATCTACTTTTAAGTTTTCTTTACCTAAAGCTAATTCTTTTTCTATGTCATAATTATTTTTAGCAATTTGTTCAGCACGATTCTTATCGTCGTTATTTTGAAATTGGGCTGCTGCTATGAGCTTAGCTTGATATTTTTCTTCGGCGGCATTTAGTGCTCTTTGTTTTTCTAATCTAGCATCTTCTATAGCTATACTTTCTATCTGTGTACTAAGAGATTCCTTACCTATATCATCTATACCTACAGTTTGTAGTTGAATTCTTTGACGTAATAAATCATTAAATTGGCGTTCTATATCATTTTGTTCTTGTTTTAGTTTCATCTCTGCACGGAATTTAGCTAGTGGTTGTTCATACTGTTTTAAATCTTGTTGTTGTCTGGCATTTTGAGCTAAGGTTGCATTATAACCTGTTATACTTAGTGCAAGTTGTTGTTGTCTATTTATATTTGCAAGCTGGCTACTAGTTAATTCGCCAGTAACCTTGCTCATATCTTGTAGTGCTTTAGTAGGATTTTTTATAACCGCTTCTAATTGTTGCTGTGCTTCTGTATAAAGTTTAACATCTTTTGCTGCTTGTTGATAATCTTGAGTACCCTCTGGAAGCTCCGGGGTAGGCCCTAGTCCTTGTTGTATTAAACTTTTTGCTTTTTCTTCTGCACTGACTTTATTATAAGTAGCATTTAATCTTTCTTGTGAAACTACTAAGTCTCTCTGTGTTCTTATTAATTCCGACTGATTAGCTATTTCTTGTATCTTTAATTCTATAACCTTACCAGCAAATTCTGGTACAGTATCAAATACTGCATAGTATTTCTGTAAAAATTCTGTTGCACCTTTTTGAAGTTGTGCACTAATAGTTTTGGCAATAAGGCCACTACTAAATTTTACACCTTCACTAAGTGCGCCAGCAACACTATCACGAATTTTTTCTGCTTGAGCAAATGCTTGTTGTTGTCTAGCTTGTTGTTTAGCTGACTCACCACGAAGAACTGCTATTTCTTGCTGAATTTTTTCATATTGCTGATAGTCTTTACTCTCCGTAAAAAGCGCTTCGCCACGTAAACCTGTTTGACCACCAGTAAAGGCTTCTTTTATACTTTCAGCTTTTTCTTCTTGTTTTTTAATTTCATCTGTTAATTTTTTTGTTTCCTTAGCAGCTTCAGCAGCTTCTGTTTTTGCAGTGCTCATAGCATTTGCAAATTTTATTAAGTATCCTCCAGCTTGCGGGCCAAAAATAGGATTTTTAGCCATTTGAGTTATAGCAGTATTTAAGTTGTCTATTGAATTCTCTATAGGGCCTTCCATAATTAGTGCTAACTCGCCTAAGCTTTGTGTTGATTGTATAGCCCATTGAGTTATAGGACTTTTGTCGGCAAATTGAGTTTTAAGATCAGCAAATAATTGTGTACCCTTTCTAAAACTTTCTGCAAATTGAGTAGCTTTAGTACTTGCTTCCGCACTATCTACACTAGTTTGTTTTAAAGCAGCATTTAAATTTTTAACTGCATTACTACTAGGATCTAATCCTTTAATAGCTCCTGTTAAGGTGTTAAAATTAACTTCGGATATATTTAACTCATCTTGAATAGCTTTAGTTAATTTCTCTCTAAGATTGGCATTATCTAAATTTTCTAGTGTATCAAAGATTTGTTTAGTAAAAACCTTTTCAAAGTTTTTCTGTACTCCACCACCAAATAAACTAGCAAAATTATCTTTTATTCTGGCCCAACTATCACTAGCTAGTGCGTCTTTAGCTTTTATAGCATTTTTAGTGAGTTCACTCATTGCCTCCGATTGCTCAGTCAATGCATTTGTTCTAGCCTGAAGTGCTTGTACAGAATAAGCATCGCTTTTAAATATAGCAGTAAAAGTATCACCAAGATGTTTAGTTGCTTTATTGGCTCTGTCTGCTGCTGAACTAAAACCATTTAATACTTCCTCAGATTTATCTAAAAAACTATCAAGAATACCTATTACAGAACCAATAATTCCAATCCAGCCTAAAAATCCTCCAGCAAAACGAATTACCGTAGAAAGTGCTCCACCAACAGCTGAAGTTAAAGCACCTACTTTACTAGTAGTTTTTGAAAACGTGCTGCCACCAGTTTTATCTATCTCTTGAAAAGCCAAAACTGCTGCATCTTTAATTCCAACCAAACTACCATTTAATGCAGCATTACTTTTTATAGAACGTAAATTAGACTCTTCGGCCGCTTGTGAAGCCATTTTTTGATTAAGAGCTAATATGTTGTAGCCTTTTTTACGCTCCTCAATAATTCTAGCATCTTCTTCAACTGCTTTATTATAAGCTTTCTGAGCATTTCTTGCAGCTTCTGTACTATCAGCTAATTCTCGTAAATTTTTACCTTGTTCTCGATTAGCTTTTTTACCTTTTTCTAGTCTATCAGCTTCTTGTCTAGCTAAACGTATATCGGCTTCAGTTACTTCTTCTATATTAACTGCCATTAGCTTTGAGGCTGTTTTACTACGATCTAATTGTTTTGATTTAGCTGAATTATATTTATCAATTGCAGCTTCTTGTTTAGCTAGCAGTGTTTCTATACTATTTTCTTCTAGTGCTAAACGAGCTTTTGATGCTGTAACAGCTGCTGCATCGGCAGCTACCTGACGTGCTTTAGCGCGTGCAGCAGCTTCATCTGCTTGTTTTTCTAAACCAGCTTTAAATTCTCCTACAGCTGGTATAGCTTGCTTTAGTAGTACTGCAGCTATACCAGTAAGTACACTTAACAGTGCAGTTGGACTATTAGCCAGTATAGAAACTAATGGTGTAAGTGCTTTATTTACCAGCTCAAGAACCTCTTGTGCTACATTTTTAGTGCTTGCTAATAGTTTACTATACGGATTAGCATCTAGTTCAATAGCACCAAATTTATCGGCTCCTTCTTTTAAGGCAGCAACAGCAAAAGCTTGGCGACGCTCAAAATCAGTAAGTGCTCCAGCAGTTTTATTTAGACTTCGAGCATATTCCTGCACAGCAGGATCAATTTTAGTAAAAATACCTAATTCATCTAATAGTTCGGGTTCTAATTTGGTAATACCACGTGTTAATCTATTAACAGCATCTAATGCATCTATACCTAGTGCTTGACTAGCGCTTTTAGCAACTTTGGCAATTTCTAATACTTGTTTATTACTTAATCCACTAGCTGTAGCTTTAGCTGTTATTTGAGCTGCTTCTCGTAGTGATACGATACCATCTGTAGCTTCACTAAATTGTTTAGATAGTTGACCTAGAGCTACTCCGCTACGAGCACCTAGTTGATCTAATCCCTTAATAAGATTTGTAGTATCAGCAGCATTTTTAAGTGTATTAAAAGCAGCACTAACAGCAAATATATTGGCTGCAAATGTTGCATACAATCTAACTAGTCCACCAAGACCCTGAGATTGATTTGCAAAATCACGTGCACTAGCACCGGTACTGCCTATGTTACCACGTGCACGACCGTATTCTATATTTTCTGAAGTACTAGCACTACCAGCCATAGCTGCTGCGCGAGCACGACTAGCTCCAGTAGGTGTACCACCTACTGAAGCTCTTTGTGCTCTACCTAATTCTTTATTTAAATCTTTGGCATCAGCTGTAGCTTCTTTAATTCCTTCGGCTGCTAAACGCATCCTAATTGTAATGTCTTGACTAGCCATTTTTTCTCCTAATAATGCGTCAGCATATTTTTGCCTAGTATCTTTTACAAGTTTTATAGTAATTATAACACAGCAGTTAAAAAATATCAATAGCAGGATTTTTTAACAATAAAAAAGCCCTCTAGTTAACTAGAGGGCTTTTGTTCACGTTCTTTTTGCTTTTTAGCTATAATATTGCCTCTAATACTATCAAGCATAGACATTATTCTTAATATTAACTGCTGCTCTTCAATAGAAATTACTTGAAAAACTTTAAACAGATCAAATACTATAGTGTAATCTTTACCCATAAAAGTACCACTCATACCTTCCCAACGGTCTGTTAAAAAACCATATATTTCTATGGCTTGTTGAGCTTGTTGAAATAATTCATCAAATTCTACAGGTACTTGTTCTTGATCTGGTTCACTACCTAGCGCCTCGCAGATTTCAAAATAACTGTCTTTAGTTACTCCAAGATCACGATTAGTTAAATAGTTTTCTAGTTGATTATAATTTATATCTATTTGTTCTTGGAAAAGTTTCCCAGGTCAGTTACATGTTCACTAATAAAACTATCAAAATTTACAGAACTTTTCATTAGGTATAAAGCATTTTCTTCGGTATACTCTAGTTCTTGATTAGGGTCATGATCACTAACATCAACGGGAGATAGCTGTTCTAAATAACTCATTTTTAAACCGCTCCAACCTTTTATACTACCTTTTACATATAGTTCTAAAAATAAATCATCATTTAATTCTTCGATTGGTTGTCGATTTTTAAATGTAGTTTTAGTAGCTTTTTTTCTAATATTTTGTAGACTTTCTCTAGATAAAAAACTAACTTGTACATTAAATCCAGGCATACCAGGATACTCTACGGTAACCTCTTTGCTAGGTACAAGCATGTTTTTTAATGATAACTGCGACATAAAAACTATTTCCTTTTTATTGATTTAAAAAGGCGGCTAATATCGCCGCCTAATTTATTATAGAGCTGCGTAATACTTAAGTGTAACTTCGTTAGCACTGTCAATTGCAAATGTAGTACCACTGTAACCTTGAGCAGTAAAGTTAATTGTGGTTGAAACAACTTGTTCGGTATTAATTGTTGGTATTGTTAATACGCAAGCTGGCATTGATAATTCTACTCTATTGGCACCAATACCGCCAATTTTAATAATTACCTGAAATGCAGGATCTACATCAGTTGCACTGTCTATTAACATCTGTGACAATAAACCGGCACTGTTAGTATTACCTGTACGTAAATAGCAATTAATACTACCACTAATTGCTCGGGTTCCAGTAAAATAGGTAACTGGTTTATTAACAACACCTAAGTTTGCAGGTGTTAAATATGTAACATTATTAGCAAGAGTAATACTACCACCAGTTAAAGCTAACGAATAGGCTGTACCGGCAGTACCACTAATATTACTTGTAACTGCTACAGTACTTAATTTGTTTGCTAAGAAAGGAGCGGTTGTATTCTTGGCTTTAGCTTCATTAGTACCAGCAGTAAAATAAGCACCACTAAATACTACTGGACTAGCACTATTAGCAGTAATAGTTGCTGAACGTAATACACTACCACGGGCTGTCCAAGCAATAGTAGCAATAGCATCTAATCCAAAGTCAATAGTGGCTTGATCAAGAACACAATTATCAATTACATAGCTAGTGCTATCTAAGAGAACAATAACGCCGAAACGTTGCATTTGATTTTTACCGCTATTAGTCATGCTTAGGGTACTATAGGGAGTACTAGCATCTGGTGTTTTTACCCAGGCTGCATTAGCTCCGCCAATTAATTCAGCACTACCATCTACATAACCGGCTGCAAAAGCATTCCACAATACATCTTCTTCTGCATCAATAACGTCATTATTACCATCATTTGTATAACTAGGACGTATATAAGTACTAAAAGTTAGTTCTACTGGTTCTAGGCTAGTATTAAAACTACGTTGTCCACGAACAGGCGTTGTACCTGCTTCATTTAATGTTACAGTTTCACTGCCAGTGTTCTGACTAAAACTTAGGCCATCTAATACCTGAATTTCTTTAGTATTACTAGCTGTAAAACCTGTAGTTGCTACAACACCTGTATTTGTATTTACATTTGTTGTAAAAAACATACGCGCGTTACGAATTAAATTAAAACTCATGTTTTATCCCTCTTTTTAGGTGCTATAGTGCATCTACGAGATATTTATCTGTGGTTTGCAAATTAGCACGGTTGCTTACATGATCTGATAGCGGACCTGTAAGTTAATCTCGCCAACTGCATAGGGAGCTAAGAGGCCCTCGTCCGTAGTTATTGAGTCTATTAATATTTCTGTTGTTGTATAACCACTTGTTGAATCATAAACTAGTTGACGGTTTAGATCTATGCAACGCTCTAGATCTTCTAATAAATTTTCTAACTGCTCTTGTGCACCGTCTTCACTTTTACAGTATACCTTTACACAAATACCTAGAATAGCCCATGCAAAATCACTACTGTGATACTCACGCATCTCAGTGCCTGGTGATAGGTATACACTAGGAAAATCGTTTACTTCGTCCCAAAACTTTAGCTTAGCAAAGTTGTTATTATGTAGGTTAGTTTTATAGGGGCCGGTACCATTAATTGTGTTAAACTTAGTTGCTAGGGCCTTTACTATACTTGTTCTTCTGCTCATACTAATATAGCCCTTAATCTAGTTATCTTTGCTTGTGCTGCTACGTCTCTAATTGAGTTTGAGATTAGCAGTTTAGGGTCTCTGCTACGAGGATACTGTTGTTTACCGCCTTGACTAAAAGTTGCATATGGATTACGCATATAATTATAGTAAGCTGTAACCATTCCATTACGACTTTGTGTTAAGCGTTCAACACGAACACTCTCTGCAAATCTGCCACTACGTAGGTTAAGTACGTCACGGCGATTACCAGCACCCATATTTTGCCTAACAGTTTGTACAAGATTAGAGTCTAGTAAGTTTTTTAGGTTTATTAAATTACTCTCTAATTTTACTTTATCACTTAGTAGTGGTTTTGGTGGACCTTCTGCAACTCTAGGTAATTTTATTTTTTTAGTGCCTTTTGTAATACCTACAATTATAGGTACTTTATTTTTAAACTTAGTAGTTTTTTTAGTAGAAACAGTTTGTTTAAAACTTTTTACTGTTTCGCCTTTAATTGCACTCAGTATATTAGTAGTTATAAAATCTAGTACACTGGCACTGCTGCGACCTATAGTAAGTAATCTAGCTATTCTGTTACCTAACCCACTTCCTGTTGCCTTAATTAATTGTGCTAATTTTTGTAAAGTTTTACTGTCGCTTTGAGTGCTAGTAGTGCGCTCTACAACACTACCTCTATATTGATTAACTATAGCGTTTTCAAATTTTACTATATTGCCGCCAATTTTAACAAATACTTTTAAAAAACCATCGCTAAAACTTTTATCTATAGTTATATAATCTTCTACTTGTCCGGTTTGCTCTACAAAATTTACGCTTGCTGCTGTTGCAGCCTTTAATCCCTGATCGTCTGCACTAGTATTAGTAATAACATCAAATATAATATTAATAAGTTTTGGGCTATTAAATTGTACAACTATTTCATCGCCTTGCTGATAACCAGTAGCGGTATGTCCAAAATTTAATAATTCGCCAATACTATTTACGGTTTTAGTCGGAGCTGCATTTAATCGGGTATTAATTATATTAGTTAAACTAGCACCTATTGAAGCAAAACTTCTATAAATGAATACTTCTCTACTAGAAGTTCTTAGATCTGATAGATAAAATGTATCTATAAATATTTCATCTAATGCATTTAGTACTGTTTTTTGTGGCAACTCATACTGAATAGTAGTATTTAGTGCTCTAATTAATCCCTTTTGAGTAATAGATTCACATTTAGGTATAAATTGCTGTACTGAGCTTTTAATAATCTCTAAAATATAAGCGATTTCACTATCAGTAAGTTTGCTCTGTTTAAAATCTTTCTCAAACTTAGGGTCGTATCTATCGCCAAGAGCCTGCTTTAGTGAAGGACCAATTACTTGATATTTTTTAAGCTCTTTTTCTATATCAACATAATCAATAATCAACATTGTAGGAAAAGAGCGGTCTATAATTTGTCTAAAATCTAAATTTTTTCTAGCATATAATCTAGTATCTTCTTTTTCTCTGCCTTTTTCTCTATATGTACCAACTGCATTTATTAATTCTTGTGGTAGATTATTAATAAATTCTACATCAGCGGTTTGTATAGATTTCATTATGTATAATCCGCCATATACTGGTCTAAGACTCGTCTAATATGTGCTGGTAAACTAGTAGTTTGTACATATTGTATCTGCGTAATATTAGGAGTAATATCACGATTAACATGCACAGCACCATCATTTTTGCGGTAGTAAGTTATCAAATCCATTACAGCAAGCTCTAAGTCAAAAGGTACATCATTGTAACCGGCTGTATAAGTAACTTTATAACCTTTTAGTAAGTATTTAAATCCGTATATGCTAGTACTGATTATGTAGTCATCGCTTTTAACCCAATCTGTATACTCAACTAACGTAGTATAAGTTTGACCGTAATCTGAACTTGATTGTACACTTATAATGGTATTTACAGGTGGTTCTTTTAAAATAAACTTATCAACACCACCATCAAAGTATTCTATTTTAGGGCTAGTACTTAAGTAGTAATCTACAAAGCTTCTGCGACAGTAGTTTTTTACATAATCACTTACTCGTGGTATAAGTGCATCAATTTCATCATCATAGTTAGTACTTTTGATTCCGGCATGTGTCTTATACTCTGCTCTAGTTGTTAAGTTTAATGCCATTGTAATCTCCTGTATGCTTCTAAAGACCACCAAGATAGTCTTTAGAAGCAGGACTCCTAAGAATCCTGCCTCAATTACTAATTAAACGTAACGTACTGTAACTACACCAGCACCTTCGTTGCTTGTAAGCTGGCTCATAGCAATACGCATACTTGCCACCATTACACGACGCTGATTAACTACTTCGTCATCTGTATCCATACGCATTGCACGATGGTTACCAACTACGAAGTTACGTGGATTAACTAATACTGCTAGTGCATCATTAGCGGCTGCACCAGTCATCTGTGCTGTAACTAAAACACGGGTTTGTGTTAGTAAACCAACTTGACCTGTGATTAGTGTATTACGTGACTCACTGATCTTGTCTGTGCTTTGGAACTCTGTGTCGTCTAAGAGGTCATAGTAAGCGGCCTGGCTAACAAATAAGATTAGTTCGCTTGGCTCTAGACCCCAAACACCTAGTGCACGACGTGCATCACGGAACTTAGCAGCTGTAAACTTACCACCAACAGCAACTGTTGGACTTGAAGTTGCTGATGCATCATAATAAGCTAAACCATTGATACCGGCTGTATAAGTTGTAGCACCAACATCGTTACCAATTATCATAGCTTTGTCTAGTGTCTTAGCCATGCGGCGTACGATTGCATCGCGAATAATAGGAACAATAGCGATTAAACCATCTTCTTCTTCTTCAAAGTTAACATACTCTTTGGTAGCTAATTTTGCACTACTGATTTCAATCTCTTTTAGTGCATGTGTACGTTGTGTACCACTGCTTGAACTACCACCAAAGTCACTGTTAGCTACCCAGGTTGCATCTGCACCAGCATCAGGATTGATAGGCAGCTTCATGAAGGGCTGGCTCATAGCAATCTGACGGATTGTACCAGCAACAACTAGTTGACGACGAATTTCGTCTTCCATGTTTAGGCTGATTTCTGTTTCCCAGTTCT